TTACCTTGTTTTGAATATAATTTCATGACGCAAATTTTAAGACGTTAATTAATTAAGCTAGTAAAAATTGGCTAGATGCGTTCACTTTTGCGTCAATGGCCGCTAAGTTAGTTTTGTGCATTAATTGCGTTTTACCCTCCGCACCCTGAAGCAATTGCCATACCTGAAGCGCAAAGGCTTTTCTAGAATTAGTATTCAATACGCTTTGCCCATCTTTGTTTGTTCTTAATGTTGGCGCACTAACTTTGAACGCTACGGCATCAAATTGAATAATACTAGAATATTCTAAAAAATGTTCTTTGCCGTCAATAATAGCATACAAATTGAAATCTTTGTTAGGGTAAAATTTGCACCCGTTAATAACTAGGGCTTTTCCGCTTTGCTTCATTACATCTAGCAAATTGAATAACTCAGAACAAAAGTTTATAGTTCTTTGCAAGTTATCGGCCTTTGCATCTATACAAAGATTCCCGTTTGTTTCGAAGCTAATTGTTTCTAAGGTTTCAATACCTTGCTTCTTAATTGTGTTTAATTGTTCAAATTTAAAAGATAAAGTTTTCATAGTGTGGTAAATTAAAATAATAGCCCTTTAATAATCTAACTTAAGAAACGGGCATAATATTCCCTAAGCTAGTTTTATAACGTTTTTCAGGTCTGTTATTCCACCTGTACTGAATGAACATTCTTTTCCCAGTACGAAAATGAATTATTTTTTTTCGTTGTGGCCTTTCGGCCTATCTTGTATTATATGTTCTAACTTGTATTCATATCGTTGTGTTTTTTATCTATACAAATATAACTATATTATATAATATGACAAAGAAAATTATAAAAAAATGCAAAAATATTTGAAATTTAGAATGATTCTAAATAACAATATGAATTGAAAATAATTGTGTAAAAACTTGCAAAAGTCAATTTATTTTTGTATGCACAAATGAAAGTGGTAATGATTAGTAATTAATCAGGGGAATAACTAGATTCTAAGCAAATAAAATGAGTTAGTGTAACTATGACACTAAGTACTAAAGGTCAACATGACACTAAGGTCGGAGTAAGTGTCAACATGACACTAAGTAAAGATAGTTTAGAATGATTCTAAATAAGGAATTTGGGTTTCGACTTTCCCCTGAGGAACGGGAGGGGATACCAACGGGTGGGAAAGACCCTAAAAAACAGAGATACTTTTTGCAACAAACCCTAAAAAACACAGAAACTTTTCAGGGGATAGCCTGATATTAAAGTAAATTAGTAAGGGTATAGCCTTATAGAAGTGGGAGGGGTAGTAGTACTATTAATGTACCCACTAGGGGTAGCATTACAGACGTACCAGGGGTAGTCAGATGGGTAGGGTACATTCGATGTAGGGATAAATGATTATGGTGCTGATCCTATCCTTTCGGTATACAATCAGATGTTCACTTCGTACACATCAGATTATATATTCAAGGTATCAATGATATTCTGTTAGAATGACGTAGAGATAAACAGTATATAGAGAATATTTTTAAGTGGTTGATTACTAATAAGTTAATGTAGTAAAAAGTGGTAACAAGTTGTTCTGACAAAAGTGTATACAAAGTGCTTGTTTTCTTAAATATAATTTATATATTTGCCATATGAAAGTAGTAAATGGATTTTTGTTAACTCGATGTAGTTTTAAGACTAATGATAAATTGGCTAATTTAGGTTTGCCTAGTGTTAATGAGTTTGATGACTTTAGAGTTAAGGTAAGTGAGATCATTGCCTGGAATAGTGCTGATGATGAAATGCATACAACCGTAAGAACTATTGTTGGTGACTTTACTATTGAGGAAACAATAGAGGATATTGACATATTAATGTTGAGTAAATGATTACCAAGGAGGAATGGGGGGATATACCTGGATTTGAAAACAAATATCAGGTAAGCAACTTAGGAAGCGTAAAAAGCATTGATAGATTATGCTGGAATAAAAACACCCCATATGTAAGAGATGGCATTACTTTAAACCCATCTTTAAATAATAAAGGATATTACTCTGTGAATTTATGGGATGGAAAAAATAAACCATATAGAGTTCATACTTTAGTTGCTATGTCTTTTCTTAATTATAGGAAATGCGGAATGAAACAAGTAATAGATCATATTGATGGAAATAAATTAAATAATAATCTTTCTAATCTACAGGTAACATCTCAAAGGGTAAACTCTATAAAATCGATTCGAAAAAATAAATACAGCATATACCCTGGTGTTACATTTGATAAATCTAGAGGCAAATGGGTTTCATCAATATCAATCAATGGCAAGACGCACAGAATGGGTAGATTTAATTGCGAAATAAAAGCAGCATACGCATATAATCAAAAATTAAAAGAATCTTTAAATGAGGGGATATAGTAAAAGCGGAGTAAATCTTGATGTTTGCGTTTATTGTAAAGTTCCTCTAGACGAGTATAGCTTTACATTAGATCATCTGATACCTAAAAGTCGTGGCGGTAAGTTAAGCAATGCAAATAAGGTACCTGCCTGTGGTGATTGTAACAAGATGAAAGGAGATATGAGCATTACTGAATTCGGGAGGGCTCTAAATGGATTGATCTTCTATGAGCATACACGCCATAAGCAAACCATATCGCATTTGAAGAAAATTAAAATTAACGTAGACACACTTATCGTAGATCGCAATATCCGATCAAAAGACAAAAAATGAACAACATAGTATTTGACTTAATTCTGCTAGAAGCGGATAGGGTAATCAATCAGAAAGTAAAGGGCCTCGATCTTTACTATAAAAACCAAAAGGGAGAATTCGTACAGATTGCGGAGGGGTACAACTCGCAGGCGGATGACGTTATTGCGAACCTGCTACGCAGGAAGAAGATGAGGTATATGATTACGTTTACCGAGTCGTTATCCATAATGAACGAAATCAAGCCATCGTCAAATAAGATTCTTAGGCTGATGTGTCAGCAGATGAACTACGGTAATTTAATCAAAAATTACAGTTTGCGTGATATCCAACAGTTGTCTGACATGAATATGAAGTTCGTGATGAACAGCATCAAAGAACTTTGTGCCAAAGATATTATTAGATTTACATCCGAAAAAAATAGAAGAACCTACATGGTCAACCCCATTTATTTCTACAAGGGTACAATCAAAAAAATGTTTTACTGCGTAAAGGAGTTTGACCGTATGCCAAAGAGGAATGAAGAATTAGATATAGAATATTCACCAACACTAGAGTAATGCAATTAATTAGACACTCGAAAAACATCCACGAATTAAAGATTCAAGGAACCAAAGTACAGATCGCTATGTTTTCAGATATCCACTGGGACAATCCTAAATGCGATTGGGATCTGCTAAGAAGACACCTAGATTACTGCTTAAAAGAATCAATTCCGATGATGTTCAACGGAGATACCTTCTGCCTTATGCAGGGGAAATGGGACCCGAGGGGTACTAAATCTGACATCAGACCTGAGCACAACAATATTAGATACCTAGATTCCATCGTAGAAACTGCGGTGGATTTTTTTTCACCCTATGCTCACTTAATTACGGTTATCGGATACGGCAACCACGAGACTGCGGTGCTGAAACGTCAGGAGACAGATTTGCTACAGAGATTCGTTGACCTACTTAACTACAAGAATCATTCGAATGTTCAGACCGGAGGGTATGGTGGATGGTTAATCGTTAACCAGGATGTAAGAACAAATAGAAGAGTCTCTACCAAGATCAAATATTTCCATGGAAGTGGAGGTGGGGGTATGGTTACACGTGGTGAGATCAATCTTACTCGTGCCCTAGAAATGTATGAGGACTTTGAGGTGTTCAGCATGGGACATATCCACGAGAATAAGTGTACCAACGTAGTGCGTGATACTGTTGATCACCATGCTGCGGACGGGTGGATCAATAAACATAAGCAAATCCATATGATGATTACCGGTACTTACAAAGAAGAGTACGGTGATGGATCAAAAGGATGGCACGTTGAGCGTGGCGCACCTGTTAAACCTATTGGTGGAAGGATTCTAACCATAGATACTAGAAGGGTAAGAGGAACTAATGGAGACAGTTCAACTGATAGAACTGAAAAATTAATTGACAGTATTAAGTTTCCATTCTAAAAATTATTATATTTGTAACACCTTTGTTGTTTAAGGTACTCTTGTTTTTTGTTTTGTTTGTTTTGATGTAAGGGGGTGTAATAGCCCCCTTATTTCTTTTATAACAATTATTCATATATTTGTGACAAATACATTGATATGAAAGGAGATAAGTACTGGGCATCTAACCCGAAGAAAAACGGAAGCTATACAGATAAAGGTCGTGTAGAGGGTAGACCTGCTTCACCTAACACCCTTAGCGAAGATATGTCTTGCTCTTGCAAGCCTACATTCAAGCTGATGTATAAGAAAAGTAAAGACTCAAAATACTAATTATGAAAAGAGGTAAGGCAATCAAGCGTGCATTCACTGAATACGCAGGAACAATGGCTGAGGAGAAATACCGATCTAAAGCTGCCATGATGAAGCACGAAAAATCAGAATTAAAATCTGAAGAAAAAAAAGAAGAACAACTTTCTAAAATCAAAAAGAATGTTGGGAAAAAAAGAGGGTATTGATCCTAAGCTCATCAAGAAAGCATACGCTTTAAGTGAAAAGATTAAAAAAAGTAAAAAAATAAAACCTAATAATCATGAATCTAAAAGATAAAATTCAAGCAGCTGCAAATCGTGCAGCAAATGGACCTGGTGATCCAACTGGTAAAAGTGTTTATAAAGCTCCAACTACTACAATAGTTCCAAAAGGAAAAGAAATGTCTGGTGGATCAAAAGAAAAATACACTAGCTCACTTAAAAGAAAGTCAACCCCAATGCAGCCAATGACTACATTGAGACCTACTTCTGTTTCTGTTTCTGTAGAGAAAAGAACACCTGCTCCTTTAGCTGGTCAGGCTCTTATGAGTAAAACTAAGAAAAGAGGATAAAACTAGACTATATGCGTCAACAAAAAGACGGTATAGCTCGAAGGGAAATATTGACATCTGAATGGAAACCATCTCACGCTGAGTTTGATTATCCTAAGCCATTTGTAGATTGGATTGATTCCATCAACAGTGGATGGCAAAACAAGATTTATCATAAACCCTTCGATTTATACTGCGAACAAGCTAAGATTTGGCTACAAGATGATACCCTCTTAACAGACTTTGAGAACGAAGAGGATCAATACAACTGGCTCGCAAAAGAAATCCAAAAGTGTAACGACAATACACTATACTTCTGTAACAAGTACGGTTGGATCAAAGAAGATAAAGCCGAGAATGGTATGCTACGCTATCAGGCGTGGGATGCGCAGAAAGTACTACTGTTTTTATTCGACTGCGGTTACTCACTAATGATTGGTAAGGCACGTCAGATTGGTTTTACCACTACGATGTGTTTAGCCGGGATGAAACGTGTAAACTTAAACAAATCATATTTCATTAAATTTGTTACTCACTCTAAAGACAAAGGTGTCGAGATCTTTAGGGATAAAGTTAAATGGACATACACCAAGATTCCAGACTACCTAGCGCAAGACGTTAAGAACTGGACCGATCAGGTGATGTCGTTTGACAAGAAAGGAGAAAAGAAAGGTCGTGACGAAGGTGGTGCATCTCGCTTTCAAGTAGACAGCCCTCAGGTAGATGCTATCAATGGTGGATCTCCATCAGCGGTATTCATCGATGAGATTGGTCTATTTGACATATTTGGTGAGATGATGCGTGAAGGTCGACCTGCCTTATTTAAGTACAACCCTGAGACTGGCAAAATGACCATGCAACAACAGTTCTTAGCATGGGGAACAGGGGGAGAGATGGATAAAGGGGGCTCTGTATTCGAAGCAGAGTTCAAAATGGCTCTTAGTCAGTGGAAGGAAAAAAACTACGAGTATGGAATCATACCTTTATTCTTCAACGCCTATGCACGAAGAGGAGTCACAGACGAGCACATCAACAACGAACGTAAAGCATACCTTGCATTGGAAGGAACCAAGAAAGGAGAGGTCGCTAAAGTTCAGTTCCACCAACATTATCCTATCACAATTGACGATATGTTCCTGCGAAAAGCAAGAACGCTCGTTCCGATTCATTATTGTAACGAAAGATTAAGTAGTATATACGGAAAGGATACACCAATAGAGTACGGATATTTCGAACCTATCATGGATATGACCCAACCAACACCTGATCTAATCACTGAATATAGGATTACAGGTGCGAGATGGATCCCAACATCAGGAAGAGAAGACATATCCACCACAGCAATGATAGTTCACCATCCACCTGAGAACGAAATATGGAAGAATCGCTGGTATCAAGGGACTGACCCCATCAACTCTGAGACAGGTCACTCCATGATGTGTAGTGCCATATGGGATGCGCTGACAAATACAGTATCTTCTGTGGTATTTCACCGTGATCGCAAGTTTAAGTACACGTATCTACAGGTATTACTGCAAAGTTTATACTACGATCAGCAAAGAAGAGGTGGTATTAAGGAACTTGTAGAGAATAACATCGGTGATATGCACGTTGACTTCCAAGAAATACACGGATTTAAGCATAAATTCACCGCAAACACGCAGTTGCCTGAATATTTCCAAACTTATGGTGGGAAATGGTTCGGCATTTCCAACAAAGCGAACACGGCACCAAGAATTATTGCAAAAATTGAGGAAATGATTGATGCCTACGGCATCAATATAGACGTTCCGTGGATCTGGGAGCAGCTGAAGACATTTGTAGAGAAAGACTTGAAAAGTTCAACGAGTCATCGCCAAACTAGATACCAAGCTGCCGATACGAGATACGATTATGATGATGCCATCTTTGCTATTGGCTTTGCATATATCAATGCACAGGCACACGCTAGGTATGAGCCAGAGAATATTAGGTCACAGGACAAGGAAACGCACGTAATTACGAAATATGTTCAGTGTAAAGAAACTAACTACAGAATGAAGTTAGCTAAAGTAGATAAGAGGACAGGTAAGGTCCTAAAAATACTGAACTAAAAACAATTATCTTTGCTATAAATTAATTAATCATGGCACTTACTCAAAAATCAAAATTCGGAGGTATTGGTCAACCTTTAAACGAAAAGGCTATTGTAACCGATATCAATGATATAATAGATTCTATTAATAATACACCGCTTCCTGTTAACCCTTCTAGTGGATACTATCCGATTAATAGAGATGATGCATTTGTAGATAGTGGACTACATAATATAGTTGAGGTTCTTCCTCCATTTATTCCACCAACTGAAGGTTCATTAGGATTAGCATTTGATGACCCATTTGCAGGAACAAGATTATTAGCATTAGACCCTTTAAATTTTGCATACACATTTGGGAATGCTTCTTATGTACCCGGAACAAGTGTACAAGCAGACGGAGGGTTATCAATCCAAGATTCTATTGGTGAAGCAATCATCGGATGTGGTATTTCATCACCTTCAAATGGAGTATTTAGAGCAAGTGGTGCTCAAGGATTTGTTACTATTGGAACAACTCCTAGTAGGTCTATTGGTACTTTTGTAGCGGGCAGTCCTGCAGTAATTGTAGGTTCAGCTTTTAATAATTTAACAGGACCTTCTAATACATCTACACCTGCTCGTTGGACAAAAGTAAGAGATGAAAATGGAACAATATATTGGTATCCAATGTATCAATAATAAATAACTTTTAAAAAATAAAAAAAAATGGCACTTTTAGTAAAAAACGCAAAGTTTAAAAACACTCAGATTACAGCTCCTGAAGTATATGTACGTCTTCAGTATTTCGCAGAAGCTAATGGTAAAACAGCATCAGTAGCATTGTTAACAGGATTAGATAAAGCAGGAGCTTTAGCTTATGATTCAATCCCTGTAAACCTACCTGAGCAATTACTTGTTACAATTCCTGAAGGACAATCTCAAGATTTAGCTACAATACATGCAGCTGTAAAAGAAAACCTTGAAGTATTAGGAGTTGAAGTAACTATTCAACTATAAACTACTACTAAGTTTAGAGAGAGCCACCTAATCGGTGGCTTTTTTGTTTACATTTGTAAAAATTTAATGATATGACAAAGGAACAAGCAATTCAAATTTTAGAGCAGGCATTGAACGCTGCGACATTGAAAGGAGTTTACAATATGGCTGATGTGCACGCAATATTAAATGCACTGAGTCTATTGAAGCAAGACTAATAATCTAATAACGATTTATTGAGAACTAGGTCTTTATCGAGGCCTAGTTTTTTATTTTCCCAAACAACCCCATTACGGTCATCAACCTCTACGCTGTATTCACTTAGCACAGAAAGGAATAGTTTAAGCTCTTTTCTATTCATAAGTTTGCATGACACACCTTTGTATCTAGGGCATTCTTCAAATACTCCTTTGTTTAGATTGATCCAATAAAGATGATATTCTGATTTTCTTCTGTGATGCTCGAAAGCTGGATACACGAAAGATTTGAGGATAAAGTGCTGAGTCTTATTTTCTAAAACTTGTTTAAGCTTGTTACTTGAGTAGGCACTAGATGTGCTCATATGCATTCCAAATTAGGTCGACTTCGTTACTTAAATCAAGCGTTTCGATTACTTTAAAGCTATCATTCACTTCATTTACCCAACAAATATAGGAATTACCTAATTTAATTTGACAATTTTTCTCAATTATTTTTTTATAGACACCTAATTGCAAGCTAAACTTGACTAGTTCACAAGAATCAAGATGCTTTAACGGACCTACCATTTTCTTGTTGTACATTGATTTTGAATCAATCTTCTTACTAGTCTTGTAGTCCCATATCTGAAGCTCTTTAGCTTTGACATTGTAGAATAGTTTGTCTACCATTCCACATATTCCCTTGTCTTTATCTCCTACAACCCATTCCATTTTTACAGGAATAAGCCTTCCTTTAGCCATAGAGTAGAAGTCTTCAATCATTCCCATTAGGTTGACGGGAATCTCAAGAGTAGAATAAGGTGTGTAGCACTTCTGGCCAAAGCGCATCTCTGCGTACTTATGTATTTCAGTACCTACAGTTGCTGATCGATCTCTAATGTTCTCCCAGTCTTTAAGTACATCAAACATTTCTAGGCCGTGTTTCTTTGCGTATAAGCTCGCCATTAGCTCTTGATCAAAGATTGGCTCAAAGTTTTTAATCATGGTAGTTACAGAAACACACTCGTGACCATCGTACAAGTATTTATGTTCTTCTTCATGGAATACAATCCCATTGAACTTATCTAGCTTTTCAAATACATCAAACATTCTGTAGCTCCAATTCTTCAATTAATTCCTCAACTAATTTCTCAGCGATAGCATCGTCATCTGAATATGGTCTGAATCGGTTTGCTAAAAAGTATTCGTATGGAGAGTTTGAAGGAATCTCTACCTCTGCAAGTTTGTATCCAAGAACCATATGCTGTCTTGCCAACTTTGCTGCATCCACAACCGTGTAAACTGAACCCTTCTTGATCCAAGATGATTTAGGAAATGTACTTGGCATACCTGAATCATTAATACAAACTACTCTGAAATTTTCCATAACAAAAAGAAACCCCCCGTAAGATTAGCAGGGAACAGGGGGTTGAAAACCTTTTATCTCTAAAACTATGCTGAGTTGCTAATCTCGATACAAACCTACGAACCTTTTTTCTATCCACCAAATATTCGGTGAAAAAATTTAAAGAAAGAAAAAGAAAAATAAGAAAAGAGAAAAGAGAAAAAAGAAGCAAAAAAGAGAAAAGAGAAAAGAAAAGATTAACTATATATTCGTATATACTACGTATATACTCACATATACTTAATCAAAAAGAAAAAGAAAGAAACCCAAACCCAAAATTTTTTATGAATTTTTTGTTTATATTTGCCGAGTACTATGCACGGTGCATGGTTATTTTTTAACCACACAGACTTATGTCGGTGTATAATTTTATTTAAAAATGGCAATTACTTACAAATTACCGGTAATCAATGCTGATTCAGCGTTGATTTTAAACACTCCAGTAGCGGCTACTGATGTTGTTCTTGCTTCTGGCTTACTTAGCATTAAAGATGAGTCAGGTGCTACTGCTTTGACAATCAAAGCTTCTGATCTTTTAGGTTTCCGCTATACTGCTGGAACTGCTGGAACTGCAAATGTTGTAGATGTAGCTCTTGCTGCTGTAACATTCCCTGCTGTTGGCGGTGCAAATCTTGCATTAACTATTTCCGCTCCTTACGCTCAAGCTTTCTTCAGCGGTGGTGTTGAAACTAATGCAGTTTTCCAAGCTCGTACTTACACTGTTGGTACTGATGCTACTCCAACTGCTGCTGAGTTAGCTACTGCTTTTGCTGCTGCTATCAATGCTGACGTTAACGCTTATTTCTCTGCAACTGTAGTTGGTGGTACAACTGTACGCATCACTTGTGATAACGCAGGATTTGGTGCTCTTAACGTAGTTGCTCCTGCTGGTGCTGTTGTTACAGACAACGCTGCATGGGTTGCTCCTGCTGGTACTCCAGCTCAAGTATTGAACCAAGTAAACGTAGCTACTTACGTTACTGCTGCAAGCTACCAAACTTACCAAATCATGTATCGTAAAGCTATCCGTAGCAACATCGTTAATGGTCTTGAAGTTTACAAGCCAGTTACTGCATTAGTTTATCTTGATGCTGCTAACGGTGGTACTGCTGCAACTGTTACAAAATTGACTTCAATCTTGAACGGTTCTTATGCTTCAACTCCAACTAACTGGGTTGATTACCTTGGTTGTCCAGCTGTATAATTAAATTTTAATTATCTTTGTAGGGTAGGCATTAAATTGTCTACCCTATTTTTTTATTACTTTTATGGCAGGAAATGAAGCGGATTTGCAGATATTTGGCATCGAAGGAGATAGCGATTTAAGGCTTGAGTACCCTGAATTAGCTGAGATCGATGAGTTCAAATCTCTCAAAGCAAAAGAAGTAAGACTCGCTTGGTACATTGGAAATAGAACAAGTCCAATCTACAAGTTGAGCAAAAAAGAAAAGCTAGTCAAGTCGTTAGAACTAACATACGGCAAAGACTATCACGTAAGGAAAGACCTTGGAGATATAGTAAGAGGTCAACTTCCTGACTACTTGATTGCTGCGATTCGCAAAATGGAAACCTTTAATCCTGAGTACAGGTTAAGGGCGAAGCTGATGACGCAGTATATGTTTGAAGTACTCAACGAAATGATTGTTCTTGACTCTCAGACACTTGCGAGCATGGACATTGATGAAAAGAAAAAGTATACTGACTTAGTTGTTAAAGTCAATGATGAGTTACCGAGTATGATTAAAAATTTAGAATCAGCATACGGTGCTAAGGTCGTTGAAAGAAAAGCTAAGAAACAGGTTCTTGTTAAAATTAATGACGTATTGAAGTGATATGAGTTATATGTTTAGCACTGGTAGGTTACGACCTAACAAGTTACAAGGTAAGAAAGACAAAGACTACCACAAAGAATATGCGAAGTTCTGTCTTGCTATTATGAGCAATTACATCTATCGCAGATACATTAACAAGTGCTTAATCAACTGGTCCTTCTTCAAGGGACAGGATGGACAATGGATCTTCGAAGAAGATATCGAGGCATTCTTCCTTGATGAGTCAGGTGACGTTCGTAACCGACTTAAATGGACAAAGAACGTAATCAAGCCAATGGTACAGCAGTACGTTGGTAATGCAATCCGTTTAGCTTATGATGCTCGTGCTAATTGCGTATCTGATTTCGTTATTAACAAAAGAGAACAAGAATTAAAAGAATTGAAGGCTTGGCAGAATGTTGCTGATTCAGATAAATTCTTAAAAGATTTAATCAAAGAAAAAGTTCCTATTCTTGATACGGAATTAGAGACAGAAGAATTATTCTACAATACATTCGTTGAGAACTACGAGAAGGATATTAATAATCTTCTTGAATTTATTTCAAACGAAATTAACATTGATGAGTTAAAAACTCAAATCACACGAAATCTTGCTATCTGTGGACTTGGTATTTACAAAGGATACGAGGCGGGAGAGAATTATGCAGCTGAAGCTATTAACCCACTATTCTTTTTGTGGGATATGTCTGCTAAAAAGCCTGACTTAACTGATTCTGAGTTTATGGGTGAGTGGTACTACATGGATACACCTTCTATCTTTGAAAGATACCCGCACCTCACAAAAGATGAGCGTGAAGCTATTGAGAACTACTCTAATCACACCAACCAAAACAATATGCACAAGATTGTGAATGGTATTTATACTATTCCTGGTGGTAAGGTTCCTACATACGAAATATATTGGAAAGACGTTGAGAGAAGAGAGTACGGATGGGTTATGGATGAGTATGGATATCCTTACTACACAATGATAAACAACCCTGACTCTAAATATAAAGATAAAGATCTCATTGAGCCTCAAACTGAAAAGCATAAGGAAGAAATGGGTGGTAAGAAGAAACAGACTATTTATGTTGATGTTCTTCGTTATTGCATTATGATCCCTCAAGAGGAGATTGGGTACGGTGACATTGTACTTGAGTACGGTATCTTACCTTATCAGGAAAAGAATCTTTACGATCCTGCAAATGTAAAATTCCCATACAAGTGTTATACTTGGGTTTATGACCGTGGAGAAGTTTTAACACCACTAGATGACGTTATTGATCCTCAAAGATTCCTTAACCGTACTATATCTGTTATCGAGTCTCAGATGGCAAATATGCGTGGTAGCGGTACTGTTATTTCTAAGTCAGCTGTTGACGATAGAGATGGCGAAGCGGATATCACAAGAAACATTAACTCATCTAAACCAATCTTCGTAGATACTGACCGTGTTGGATCAGTTCAGAATGCTATTGGTACTTATGGTACAAACATTGGCTCTGGTACACTTCAGATGTTCCAAGTTATTCAAGCTGTACAGCAATCTATTCAAGATGTTACAGGCGTGAATGAAGCCATGACAGGAACTCAAGGTGGATCTGATGTATTAGTTGGTGTAGTTGAAGCTCAAATTCAGCGTGGATCACTTGTACAAGAACCATTCTACTGGGCACTTACTTCTATTTTACGTCAGGCATACGAGCATATGGCTACAGTTGGTAAGGCTATCTATCACGATAATCCACGTAAGTTAGCAATGATGGTTGGTGATGAAGGTTTATTTAGAATCGAAATCACTAAAGATCACTTACTTCAAGATTATAGAATCTTTATTAAGCGTTCTGAAACGCCTGAACAAGGAGTTAATGCTGCAAATCAATTGTTATTTACTTTGCTACAGGCAGGTATGATTGATCAATTAATCTTTGCTAATCTATTCAACCGTGCTACACCTGAGTTAGTTGCTAACGCATTACGTCAGTATCAACGCGATAAGAAAATGGCTCAACAAGAAGCTGATAAGGCTGCTCAAGAAGGAGCTGTTCAAGGTAGAGCTGCTCAAGCTGATATGTTAGCTCAAGCTCAACAAGAGCAAGCTGCTCAACAACAGCAAGCTATAGATATGCAAGATAAAGCTCACCAACAAGAACTTGAGAAAGTTGCATTAAAAGAAAATGCTAAAACAGAAAGAGATATAATTAAAATGCAGGGATTACAATAAATTTGTATTTTTGAACCAAATAATATATAAACATGGATGCAAATCTTGAAAAAGAAGTTGCTCAAGCAAATCAGGACATATTCTCTGCACCAGCTGTAGAGAATCTTGAGCCCGAAATGCAAGAGCAGCTCCGACAAATTGAAGCTCTGGCCGGAATGGACCCTAGCTTTGCAAACTCTGCGGAGTATAAAGACTTGATTTCTAGCATTACTCAAGCAAGCAGTCAAGCAGGTAGTGAAGACGAAGAGGAAGATGAGGAAGAAGATGAAGAAGAGGATGATGAGGAAGTAGCTCAAACTCCAGATGACATTTTCGGAATCATGGCAACTCCAAAGAAGGCAAAGGAAATTAAACTTAACTTTGAACCACCTAAGGAGATGATCGATTTGATTTCAAATAAATTTGGAGTCAATGACGCTTCTAAGTTCTTTTCATCTGTCGAAACATGGAGATCGCAAGCGCAAGAAGGATCTGAAGTAAAGAAAGAGTATGAAGCTCTTACTGCTGACCTTCAAGCTTTACCTAGCGACATTCGTATGCAAATCGAATTGTGGGCTAATGGTGAAGATCACGTTGCCGCATTTGCATCTTCGCAAAGACTGGACTTCTCAGCTGATTGGAAAAATCAGGAACCTGAGAGCCTTGTCCAGCACTATTTTGGTGAGCAGTTTGAGGAATTAGCCGAAGAATTAGAAGACGGCAACATTACTGAATCTGAGTACGAAAATAGGATGAAGCTCTTAGCAAATACAACTAAACGGTTGTTCGCTGAAGACAAAAAAGCTCTAGAGAAAGATCGTGAGGAGTTTGTGAATCGTCAGAAACATGAATACGAAAACATGAAGAAGACAGCTCTCCTTTCCGTGGAAAACCTAGGTAAGACTTACCCTAACTTCAGTAAATCCGAAGTCTCTAAGATTAGGAGTATCTTGGTTGAGGGGAAGGCGGAGAACTTGTTTATGAATCCTGATGGTACATATAAGGAGGATGCGGCTGAATTAGTTGCATACGCTATGTACGGGAAGAAAATGTTGGAATCTGTTAAGAAAATCGCTGAACGTCAAGGTGAGAGTAGGGCTAACGAGAAAATAGTAAGCACAAGTCCTAAAGAACTCCGTAAGAGCAAGGCTGCTGCGCCTAATCAGGCAGGTATCCCTCAAGGAGCTCAACACTTGAGCGGTCTATTTAAAGGTGATCCTTACGCATAGTAAATTAATTAGTAATTTTTTTAAACCCGAAGCAAAATGGCTTTATATAATGAACCGAACGTAAAGTTCACTAACCAGAACTACAACTCCGTAGGATCTGAGTATGCTGCTTTATACGGACACGACATTTCGTTGCTCGTACAAAAGTTGACTAACCGTGCGATCTTTGATGCTGCTCCTCAGCAGTTCATGGATTTGAAATTGTTGAACATGGTACCGGCAGAGCAAGTTAACTCTGACGAATTCTTCTACCAAGAGATGGGTTACCAACGTGAGCCGCTTGTAGCTACTGCTGCATCTGCTGCTGTTTCTTACCCAACTACTCAAACAATTTCTGTTACTTCAACTGATAACATCTCTACTAACACAATCATTTCTTACCCTAACGGTCAGAAAGGTAGCGTTGTTGGTGTTGACACATCTTTGTTGACTGTAACTGTTTCTCCTTACAATGGCGATACTCTTCCTGCTGTTTCAGCTGATGATATCCTCGCTAACGTATCTTCTGTTGACCACGATGGTTCTGACGGTTTCGCTCAGTACTTCCGTGCTTCTACAATTGAGCGTGCTAACTACATTCAGTTGTTCAACAAAGCAATCCGTTACTCTGAAGTTGAGCTTCACAAGTTGAAGACTATGGGTACTACCTCTAACTTCCTTGAAATGGAACGTAACGCAATGTTCAATCAACACCGTATCGACCTTTCTAACGCATTCTGGACAGGTCAAAAAGGTGAAATCATCACTGCTGATGGTACTCCTGCTAAAACAACTGGTGGTGTTTACACTTCTATGCTGGAAGCTGGTTCTCCAAATGCTGTTGCTAACTCTAACACGTTAGTTGACGCATTCGAAGATATGGTATTGTCTTCTGAATATGGTGATTATGGTCAAGCTCGTATGGCGTTCATGACTCCACGTATGCACCGTATGCTTTCTTTAGCTTACAAAGAAGAGCTTACTCGTTACGCTCCTAACGATGATATCGCTTTATTGAACTTGAAAGAGATCAACCTTGGTTCTTCTCGTATCGTTCTTGTTCCATTCAAGCGTTTCGAAGATAAAGCATCATTCCCAGGTTCTTTCGAGAATCGTATTGTTATCCTTGATATGAAAAACATCAAGCGTACACAACTTTGGGGTGAGCGTTCAGGTGACACCCTCAAATTAGAGGATGGTGTTCCTAAGCGTTATGGAGATGTTTGGGTAGACTGCAACATGGGTGTGAAATTCCACAACCCACTTGCTTGTGCTTACCTTAACGTAAACCCATAATCTGAATAGATTCTTAATCGAGGGGGGAGTAAAATCTCCCCTCTTTTTAAATTAAAAACATAATCATGGCAGTAAAAAAAGTAGAAAAAGACGTTACTCCTAAAGCTGAAGAAACAGTATTTCAGGAGGTTAACGCAGAAGAAGTGAAAAAAGAAGAAACACCGGTAGTTGAAGAAAAGAAAGAAGAAGTTCTACCTGTTTCTCTTGTTCAAAAAATGATGAAGGAATTGGAAGACCGATTCAATAATCAAATCAACAAAATCAAAACCACAGTAGCTCAGAAAGATATTGATGCTGATCTAGATTACATTCAAGATCTTCAAGACGATTGGTTAGAGCAACCTGTAGTATTCTTTGCGTTCTCACTTAACTTCTCTATTCACGGAGATAAAAAACGTGGCATCGAGTCAACTCCACCTAATGGAGCTATTAAATTCAAACCACTTGTTCGTACAAAACGTAAGCGTGGTCGTGATGTTCAAGTAGTATCTGTATCATCTGTTAAGATTCAATCTCAATCTGAATTAGATTATATGCGTAATCACAGTCAGTACGGAATTGCATTCTTTGAGAACATGACATCAGCAATGGCTGTAGATTCTACTTGGGCACAAAAAATGATGGAAGCACAACAGTCTATTTCAAGATTGTCTGATATGCAAGTTATTGCTCGTATTCAGCAAGAAGGATTGTCTGTGACTCAAAGCCCAGAAGCTATGCGTAGACAACTAGTTGAGCTAACAGCTGAAAGAGCTAAGGCACAACAGGATCGTTTATTGTACGGCTCGCTTAAAGGCAGTGTAATGGATAAGAACACTGGTCGTGTTATAACAGAAAAAACTATCGGATAATTATGATCTCAGCTCAGGAACTACGGAATCAAATGGCCTTCGCACTAGATGCGGAGAACTCTGATCACTATTTAGATCAGTTAGACTATATCCCTGCAATTAATGCAGCGATTAAATGGTTGACAAACGTAGTGAATGCAGCTTACGGTCAAGATAAATTAGGCGAAGAATTCTTTAGGGATCTAGCATACTCTGGGGTGTTTAAAACTACTAACACCTCCAGGGTATCCCTAAATGTATTTCCAAGTGAAGTATGGACCATCCTTGGTGTATACGCTAATCCTAAAACAGAAAAGATTGCAGGTTACCCACCTGTGCCAACTCCTGATGTTACACGAAGCTATTTCTTAAGCGATGAGCTTCATAGATCGTCTACAGACTCTTGTAAGAGACTTAGTGTAGAGGAATGGTCAACTAACGCTTCGAATCCATTAGAAGCAGGATATGACGGTAATCAGATATGTGATGCACTTAAGTTGTATGCTTATTTGGCACCTGCTAATTACCAAGGTGTAAATACAGGTAATAAAGCCGCAGAAATTGAAATCAGACCATCATCTGTTAATGGTAAGGTTACTGTCTTTTGGGCAAAGAAACCATCAGTAATTACCACATTGGCTCAGAACATAGAGTTTCCAAATAGTGTATTCCAATTACTATTTGACAAAGCATTGAGTTACATTGCATATAAGCAAGGTGACCAAACAAGTATTTACTCGGTAACTACTCAAGATATTCAACAACTATTAAGTTCAATGTAAGATGACATATAGATACGTAATATATGACTTAGACAAAAGCTTTAACTCTGCTTTTGATGATGCTGACTTCACGTTAAATCAGCTTCTTTATTGGACAATGGTTGTGGCTAACCGTATGCGTTTACAGCAGACGATTGCTACCAATACTGACTTATTCACATCTACATTCAATAGTGTAGAAGTTAAAACAGATTCAAAAGGAAGAAAGTACATCGATCTTCCTGCACAAATTATGGACTTACCTAATAACTCAGGTGTAGTCTACATCACATATAACGAGGATACTTGTAAGTGTGATGGACCATCATTCGCTCAGGTGTGGTTTCAAGGTGTTAATGTTGGAAGCGTTCAGCATTTGTACTTGGATGAGTATACAAAACCTAGTGCTAAAAATCCTTACTTTTATAGAATAGGTGATCACATTGATGGGGTTAAAGTTAACCGTATCTATCTACTTGGTTTAGAGTGTGTTCCTGTTAAGGATGTTGAGATTGCAATTAAAGCAACTTTGGATCCAAGAATATTGTGTAGTCTTGACGATGAGATCCCATTACCGGATGAAATGATTCAAGAGTTAATGATGCAGGTTCTACAGCTTGGTAGATTCGTGATGTTGATGCCTAAGGAGAATATTAACGATGGAGAAGATGATAGTGAACTAGATGCTAGACTTTATGCAAATAGATCTATACCTACTCCTGATACAACTACTACTCAAACCGCTCAATAATGACATCTAACGATTTCGTATCCATAGAACACTTGTTAGCAGAGGTTACAGCCACTGTTAATGATACTGATTATAAAAAAGGATTCCCTAAGGGTTGGTACATTTCTCGTATCCAAGATGCTATGCAGGAATTATCTTTTGACACTTTCTGGTTAAAAGTTCAGCAGGATGTAGAGATGCCTGAGAACTGTCAGATTGAAATGCCTAAAAACACATTTAATATCCGTGAAATATATCTTTATAACGGCAGCCTTTGTAATCCTAATAAGAGTCAGGTTGTTTATTGGAAGCGTTTGTTTAACAACACCGCTGATGGAACTGGATACACAGCTCAAGTAAAAGACGATGGTAGTAATGGATCTGATATCTATCAGCCAAACCAACGTATTTACACTCACAATATGCAGGGATACTATGGTCCTAAATACTACTACAATGTATTGAATGGATTAGTTATGTTTAGTAAGGAGTGTAAAGGATATCCATTTGTTCGTATCGTTTATAATGGTATGGGTGTAGAAAATGGAGACCTACCTGTTATTCCTAGATTCTTTGAGCGTGCAGTAGTTGACTACGTTGAAGAGAAGTTTTACAATGCAATGAAAGCTAGAGATGTTCGTATGTATCGTCCGTTATGGCAAGATGCATTTACCAAGTTAAATGATATAGTTAACGGAAGTTGGAACAAAGCTAAAAAACGTATTAAAGCCATGGATTCAAAAGAAAAAGCATCTATGGAAGAATATATCTCATCAATGTACCATAAATAATTTAGTTATGCCTAGTAAAATCAATAAAGAATCTATGCCATGCAATAGGCCAAGACCTGCTAATGATGGGAAGCACAAAAGAGTAGTGAAAGCTTGTTCTAATGGTCAAGAGAAAATTGTTCGTTATGGAGCAAAAGGGTACAGCTCTAATTACTCGGCAGAAGCAAGAAAACAATATCGAAGAAGGCACGCAGGTGAAGGCAATTCATCTAAACTTACGGCAGGCTGGTGGTCATTTCATGATTTATGGTCTAAGGGATCAAAAGTATATCGTGAAGGTAAATCATCAGGTGTAGGAGAAAGATTTAAAAAGAAAGCCATTAAAAAGGCTATGCGATGAGTAAAAACATATTTGAAATGGCTGAAATGAAAGGTCTTGGTGATGTAGTTGAGAAGGTTGCTCAAATCACCAAAATGGATAAAGTTGCTAAATTTGTTGCTAAAGCATCTGGTGATACGTCAGGCGGCTGTAGTAGCTGTCAACAAAGAAAGGATACTTTAAATAAGCGTTTCCCATTTAAGAAATAAAATATGCGCCAACAACATCATCCATTAGATAATAAGACATATCAAAAAGGTATTAATTCTGATACCAATAATGAGATATTAGGTTCGGCTACAGAGGGAGAACATCTTGATGCGTTGAATATGCGCAGTATGCCAATGGATGGTAACAACATGGCAAAGAAAAAGATTAAGGGTGAGGAGATGCTTTTCCCTTTAATTGATAATAGGTGCAATCCTACACCACCTGCTCTTACATTTACTGCTTACGAATGTATGATGGCTCAAGAAATCAATGGTCATATCGTAGAGATATGGGCATCTTCTACAGTTGGTGAGCACCCTATTATTCGTGTAGATGGAGTCATTGTTGCTTACAGCACTGATTTACCATTTGATTTACAGCACCCACTACAATATGACAAGAATGAAAGTTGTGTTGGTGGGGAGTTTTACGTTACAAATAATAATACACCACCATTGGTGTTTAACGTAAAAGACTTACTAGATAATTCTACTGGTCCTGATTGCAATGAAAAGTACTTCTCTGAATTCAATTTAGATATTTACGAGATTCAAGCATCAGCCATACTTTATAAACCTGCCTTCATTAAGCAAGATCCAAGCTCATCAGGCTATGATTATGTTATTGGTGGAACTGGGCTTCCTGTGGGCAGTTATTCTTATGCCTATCGATTTGTTGATGATCAGGGTGAATATACAGAATGGTCTCCAATTACTGAGTTGATTCCTGTTACTAGAAACAATAGTCCTGCAAATGGACCTCAGTATCCACATTCAAGAACATTCTCTAGTGAGCCAAATGTAGCATCTCCAACAAACTACGGTAACCACTTAAGAATAAGATATCAAAATGACAATCTATTTGCATTTATAGATGTAAGGAGAGATTCATGGTACGCAGGTGATCCAATTGGCACACCTCCTGTTTCTCAAGTTATTGCAAGTATTCCTGTTGCTACAGGTATGAATGTAATTGATGTTATGGATAAAGCTCCTGCTGATTTTGATGGTGCTGTTGAGTTAGACGCTGGAGAGCAAAGCGATACATCATCAAACATTAAAAGAGCTAAATCAATCAGATATTTCAATAGTAGATTGTACCTAATGAACGTAGGTTACGAATCTAAAGATATTGAAGGTCAAATTCAATTTGTTGACGATACTGTTACGGGTAGATTCCCTGTAATTAAAAATATAGGAAAACCAGGTCATAAGCACGTGTACAACTCAGCTATGTACAAAAGCAATATGCGTGGCGAAAGAACAGGTTTTGGAATTGTGTTATTCGACAAGAGTAACAATCCAACATATGCGCTACCTATCCCTAACGCTGAAAACTTTGAGTTTCCAAACAGGAGAGATGAGGTAAGTGCAGAAACATTAGACACATCTTACCAAGGATGTGTTTACGCTGCTGATTCAAATGGTAATGTGTCCTATACCCATGAGGTATTTGATCACTACGATGCTGTCGACAAAGAAGGTCAGGCAGAGGATAAGGATGACGTTGGCTTAATGTACAACTACCACGACAATAAAACATTCACTAATTGGTGGGAACACGCTAACACTCAAATGAATCCTGTATCTCAATTCGATACAAAGAGTAAACTTAATAAAGCTGTAAACTCATATTCATCCGTTCAATCAATTGGTGGAAACGAACTTTATAGACCACAAGGATTTGGATTAAATTATTACGCTCAAGGATTTGGATTTAAGGGAATTAATCTTTGGCCTAAATGGGCTGATGGATTTTCTGTAGTTCAAACAGAGCCTGCTAAACGAGTTGTTGCTCAAGGTTTAGGATTCTACTCTCTTATTCCTCAAGATGGAATTATTGCTACAGTAGAGAAAGAATTGAATTCTTTTTGGTCTTACTTTCCTGATCTAGATATCTTAAATCCTGAGATTGCTGAGGATTTAATTAATAATCCAAACTCATACAAGATTCAATTGGTTTCTCCTCTTGGATACTTTTCAGAAATTTATAATACTTACAAAGAGGAATTTGACAATAGAAGACAGGGTACTGATATGATTACTTATGCTAGAATCTTAAGAGATAATGCATACCCTAGTGCTTCGGATCAAATAAACCCAGGGATAGGCCCTGAATCAGGTATAGTAGATCCATCTGATCCACTTGGATTCTTTAGATATGTTGCATATGGAAGATATACAAACTTTGTAACAGGTGATTCTCCTGCATTCCCTTCGAATGGAAATGGAAACTTGGAGTTTGCTATTTCAGAAGTTCAAGAAACTACAACGAACTCTACTAGACAATCTTACTTTAAGGTAACATTAGATTCTTCAAATCCAAACGTGTATAATGCAGTAAATGGATTGACGGCAATAAACACAAATAACGATGCTGATGAACCTGGTGTAATGGAATGGAGAGAGCCTCTATATGTCATTAACTTGGTTAAAGATGTAGACATCAATCAGGGAGTTATTACTGAATACAAATACGGATCTTCATACGTTAAATTCAAGTCATTAGTTCTTGAATCAAATGGAGATGCCAATCAAAATGCAGTTTTAGTATCTGAAAGATGGGAAGATTGTATTCCTAGAATTGATGGTCAGGTTGCTACAGCTTACGACTCCATAAAGCGATTTGTGTTTATTGAAGAGCCAAATGGAAACGTCAAGCCTTGGATGAATATTCAATTTGAATCTCCTGCCAATCAAACTACAATACTAAATGGATTAGCTGCTGCCGCTCCGGGTCCATACAGTGATCCAGTATTGACAAATGGTATTGGAATCTACGGAGTTTACACTAGCACTGAATCAGCAGGTGATGGGGATGGCGTATGCCGTGTATTCACATTGAACTTCAATGAGATTCCAGGATACAGTTTATTCTCTGTTGTTCCTAAAGATAGAAAAGTTTATGTTAGCTACGACCCTAGAATACCTGTTCAGGTTTACGGTGGTGACACTTATATAAATGAATCTATTTGGGCAGCTCTAGATAACAATTATACTAATGATGCCAATCCATCTCAATTAGAAGGTGGTTGGTTATTCCCTAATAACGAGTTCAAGTTAGACTTACCATTCCCACTTAAGAGATATACATTTGTAGATACATATCCTATTTGGGAAAGAGCAGGAGGTGGTACAGGATGGAACTATGATTTTGGATATGACTTCCAATTCTGTGGTGCACTTAAGGCTAACGCTGCATTAATGAGACAAATGATTCTTGTTTGGACAGCAGAAACTAGGGTGAACCTATCTTTTGCATTCAACGTAGAACAACCTGACAAAGCAGTAAGCGATCAGTATTACCCTCTAATCAACTATATTCCAAGACCTTACAAATGGAATGAAAGTGATCCAATGGATGCTGTTCAATTTGCTGACGATAACCATTTGATACCTGGTTATTTTAATGACTATGGTTATGAATGGAACCTGTGGAACAATGGTGGATTTAGATTCTTGATGAATGACTTTCAGACTAACATTGATTACTCTAAGAGTCAAACAAACAAAAGTTTCTTTACTAAACCATCTGTAGGTTTCGAGGAACAAACTGATTTCTGTACTAGGATATTGTGGTCACTAAAAAGACCTATCAATTCTCAGAATACTCCTTCAGTAAAAACATATCCTGCTGCAAATTACTTTGATATCTCTGATGATACAGGTGAGATCAAGTTTGCTTGGTCTGCTATATCAGGTGATAAAGGAAATAACCTTTACGCATTTACAGATAGCGGTGTTTGTTTATTGCTTGTTGATAAAAGAATTATTCACGAAATTAATGCTAATGAGCTTGCTACTATTGGTTCTGATATTGGCGGTATCCTTAATCAGCTTTGGATTGACAAGACTATTGGTATGTCTGATGAGACTTGGAGATCTTGGGCTGAATATTCTAATGCTATCTTCTTTGCTAATGGCATATCTGCTTACGCTTTTTCTGACAATCAATTAACTGAGATTGCTAGAACAGGATTCTTTGAATTGCTAAACCGTAAATTCAATCAGTTGATTGGAGATGGGTACGAAGCTAAGATGTCAGGTGGATTCAATGTACTTAATAAAGAGTACATCATGAACGTGCAAAACGAAGATGAGTTCAGCACATTAATTTATGGACTTAATCAGAACGCACTTCAGTGTCAAAGTTCATACAACTATGACAAATACCTTTACTATAAGAATCACCTATTCGGAATGAAAGGTTCGGGTACTTATGAATTGGGTATTGGAAATCAAATAAATGGAGACGATATGCCTGCTTATTTAACAGGTATTTCTGATGCTGAAATTATTGCAGATAAAGAATTTATTCGTATTCGTGTAAACTCAAATAGTAAGCCTGAGCAGATTTATTTCTACAAGTCACTTGCTGATTATAAGATTGATGCTTATGATTCTGTAGTTGATGCTAATGCTGTTCCATTAAGCATTAAGAACTACTTTGGTTACGAGTGTTACATACCAAGATCAATCTACGCTCCTTATGAAAGAAATCAAGGTAGGGTAGTAATATTTAAGATTGTAAGTGCTGCTGACGAAGACTTTTTAGTTACAAGTACCGCAGTGCAGTACAAGGCTTTAAAATAATTATTAAATTTGAAAAAAGAAAATTATGGGCAATCCTATTTTTGGTAAGTTATTAGGTGGTCTAGTTGGTGGTGCCGTTGGTGGTCCTGCCGGAGCTAGTGTTGGTTCTCAAGTTGGGGGCGCACTTGGAGGAAATTCAGGATCTAATCCATCTGCTGATGGTCAGCCTTCTGGTGATTTAAAATCAGGCATAAAAAATATGATTACTGGTAGTAAAGGAACTGGTGCTGTAGGAAATATTGCTTTTGGTGCTGGTCAAGCATTAGCTGGATTCTTAAAAAAGAAAAAAGGTGAAGAGATGACACCAATGGCAGAAAGTCCAATGGAGCGTCAAATGCTATCTACTATCCAAAGAAGAAGAAAAGCTCTTCAATCAGGAACTGCTTACAATTCTCAGTTAGCTTCTAATAAACAGTTAGGTAAGACACTTATGACTAACTCAATGAGAGCAGGAGGAACACCTAATTTTGGTCAATACAATCAGTTGATTGGAAATGCTGCAAAAGAAATCGCAGCTCAATACGGTGGTCAATTAAATCAATTACTTGGTGCTGAACAACAGCAAACTACAAGTATGGCTAACAGAGCTACTGATATTCAATTGCTTCAGAGAGCGCAGCTTATGGCTGATGCTGCTAATTTGCAAAAGGACGGAACTAGCAACTTACTTGCTGCTTTGGGATCCGGAAAGATGAAAAGTCAGAATGATGAATTGAATTCATCTAACTCAGCACTTCAGACTCAGTTAGCATCACAGAATCAAATAATTAAAGCTCTTCAGGCTCAATTATCAGGTTTAAATACTCAAACTCCATCATAAAATGGCTAAACAGAGAAAAGGTATATCAAAAGCTTTAAGACAAGGAAAAGTAGAGTCTGCATATCAGATGCCGGAAGGTGATGTTGATGAATCAGGTTTTGGATCTCCAAAAACAAATGTAGAGCCTAATGGTTTATTTATAGGTAAAGAAGGTGCAGCCATTTCTGCTATTACTAATCCAGTTTCAAAGGTTTTAGGTCAAATAGAAAATTCAAATCCAGCTGCATCAGTTTCTAATTCAGTAACTAAAGAAGCTGTTGACAATGCTGAATCAATATCTGATTTAACTAAAGTTCCTACACTTGTAAATCAAATCAATAAAGAGACTCAAAGTGTAAAGGATCAATTAGATGATCAAACTTTAAATACATTATCTGCTTATAGTCTTTCTGAAGACCCAACAGATGATGCTGCTTGGGGCAAGCCTAAGGATGCTGTGGAACAGGTAAATCCTATGGAGCAAGTTAATGCGTATACGTTCCCTGAAGGTGAAGTTGATGATTCGGCATACGGTCAACCTAAGGATCAAATTCAAGCAACTGAAGAAATTGTTCCAGGAAGCGGTCAGGTTATATCAAGGGTAGTTTCTGATGAAAGTCTTCAAGGTCAAAGGCCTGCATACACACAATTAGCAACGAAAAATGATGTTACTAATCAATTAGCGCAAATATACTCTGCAATGTCTCAGAATTTACCTGGTGCTGTTGTGGAGAAGCTTGGCATTCAGGATTATTATCCAAGCGCATCTAGGGATATTGCTGTAGGTACATTCAGTGGTAGTAGAATTGGTAGTCAGACTATTTATTCTGGTACTGGAGGATTATTACCTATGGGTCTATATGATGCTCGTAAACGTGCTATTTCAGAAGCGGCAAAAGCAAAACAAGCTGAGTTAGATAAAATACTTTCTATTCCTGAGACAACTCCTCAGTTCATGGAGCCATTTAATGAATATGCTGTAAATACATTATATCAAGACTTAGCAAGAACAGGTTTTAATCCAAGTGCATACAATAAAGATTTACAAGCTCAAAGAAATAAATATAAACTTCAGGCAACTGCTAAAAATTTAACCTACATGACATCTAGAGCTAAAGATTTATTAGCTACTACCGTAGGTAAGGATGGTAAGCCAGGTGCTTATATGCCTGAAGATATGAAGCAAGAATTAACTGACTTCTTAACAGGTATGGTTGAGAATCCAGAAGATTATTTCAGTGGTAAGAAAAATTTATCCGACATTACCAATAACACCAAGATTTATGCTGATGGTACTGTTTGGGTTGATGGTATGATTAAACAGTGGACCGAAAAGCCAACTGAGGTACCTGTTAATCTAAAAACTGGGCAGCCATTAAATGAAAATCAGCTTCAAGAGCTTAATGGGGCGCTTGATGGATACTTACAAGCTGTTCAAGATGGATCTAGAGATACAGATTCATACATGACCATGATTAAGAAGTATTATGATATTGACGAAGACATTGTAAATAAATGGATGGATAGTCAGGGTTATTCTGGAGATGACAAGATGAGGGAAACTCTGAAAGATTATTTGAGATATCAGATACCTGCCGCATCATTCGTTCAGTCAATTAAAACTAGCGCAAATCAAAATGTTGCAAGAGCTAGACTTCAATTAGATAGGGATAAATTTAATTATCAAAAAGAATCTGACAAAGAATCATTCTGGGGCACAATTAACGCCAATCTAAATGATGCAGTCAACACTAGAACAGGTAAAACATTCAACCAAGAACTTGCTGCGCTTCAAGCTAGCGGTCTTAAAGGAGAAGCTCTTGATAATGCAATTAAGAATGTTTGGAATAACTACTCTTTTGCAGCAGGGACTAAATTGGTAAAAAATAAGAATGGATCATACGTGGTTCAGATGCCTTCTACGGAAACTCAATCTAAGAGCATTACATCTAAGGATGTCTATGTTAATGGTAAGCCAGTTAGAGTTATGGCGGTGCAATATTACGATAAGGATAAAAAACAATGGATTGATGCTAACTTAACACCTCAACAAATTGCTGATAGCAAAAAGAATATTAGGGTAGCTGAAAGTAAGCAAATGTTTACTGATGAGCAAAAAGCAGCATTAGGTAAATCAGGTTCTTCAATATACACAAAAGTTGTTGCTCATCAGATTCAAAAAGGATTCTACAATGATCAAGGTCAATTTGAACCGTTAACTGCTAATAACTTAGCTAGATACAATAGAAGTAATAGAAAGGCAACTCTTCAGAGAACTGTTGAGCAACCATACTCTAGAGGAGAGCAGTACGACAAGACTGGAGCAAAAGTTAATTACGTAGAAACCATACTTCCTGGTCAGGTTGTTGGTGCTTGGTCTAGAATTGATGATCCTGCTGGTCAGCAGTTATTGGATGAGCAAGCTGGATACACTACTAAGCAATCTGCCGAAGCACAAGGTGCTCCTGACTCATATTCAGGATCTGGCGAATCAGGAGGAGTTGTCATTGCTCAACAATGATTTTGACCTTATATTAACTATATTTGTAATTAAATACTTATTATGGCTCAAGATTTTATGTCTACACAAACAGGTGGTGTTGGTGAAACTATCCAAGCAAAATCTAATGTAGACGTTAGTCCGGAGCAGTTTTCTGCTAAATTACCGGTTCAGGCTGAGTCAGCTCCTCAACCTCAAGAACAGCAAGTTCAACAGCCACAGGTTCAACAGGAGGTTCCAGTTGAAAGTGTTCAAGAAGTACAAGTTCAACAAGCTGAGGCTCCACAACAAGTTGCAGAACAGCCTACAGAGCAAGTAACTGAACAGGTTACTACTCAGGTATCAGATACACTAGATGTTGCTAATGATAGTGAAAACGTCACGTTGTCAGATATGACTACGGATGGTGATGTCATTATTGATCCAGCGGCTGAACAGAAAGCAGAGGTAAAAGATGTAGAGGTTGATCCTGATACTGAAATAGAATACGATGAGCCTACTTCAGATACGACTACTGATGGTGAAGTAATCTTAGGAACTAATCAAGAAACCGATGAGAATCTAACCGAAGGTTACAGTCCTGCTGTAAGCGTTAAGCTAAAAGGAAGTAGAGTACTTATTGATAAAGCCAAAGGAGATCCTGATCCTAAAAAGAATCCACCAAAGAAAGATGGATACTATAAGATTCCTGGATCTGATGCTGTATTCAAAAAAGAAGGTGGTACTTGGTATAAGTCTACAAATGGTGGAGATAGTTATTTTAGACTAACCAATGGAGACGTAGAAAAGAGAGTTGCATACATTGAGAGTTCTGCTGTAAAGTTCAATGATAAGAATCTTAAGAGCACTTCTCAAGTTGTAAACCCAAGACAAGGTAACTTAGGTAAATTTAATTTATCTAATCAAGCTGTAACAATGGGTGGTAATCCTGTTGTTTCTAAAAACATTGCTTTTACAGATCTTACAAAACCAAAGATTGGTTCTGAGACTGATAAATATAATAAGGATGGAACTGTAAACTTTAATTACAATCCAAACGTAGCTAGAATGTCTCCTGAGACAAAGGCTGTATACGATGCGTCTAAAAAGAAATTAGACAATGGGTTATACAAGTTTCCGGGTAGAGAAGAGGCTTTATTCAAGAAAGAAAATGGTCAATGGTATGTTGACGATTCAGGATCTGGTAAGAAATTTACAAAGGTAACAGGTGAGAATCTTGATGCTAGGCTTAAGAACTTAGAAGCTAGAGCTATTCCTACTACGGCAGGAGCTGTTGTTCTATCTAGATCAATTGAAAAACCAATTACTCCTAATACAAATGTTTCTGATGCATTGTCTTTTGTTGATGATGTGAAGTCAATGACTCCTAAGATTGAAGAAACAAATAATCAATTAAAGGATGCTTTTGAAGAAGGTAAAAACTTTACCGAGACAGAGATATTAAACTATGCTCAAGATAAGCTTACGATGGATCAAAAAGAATACTTAGTTGGTATTCAGAATGACATCAAGCAAATATTAGGGGATGGATCTTATAGCGAATTAAAGGCTCAAAAGATAGCAGATTTATTATCTAGCGGTGAGCAGTACTTTAATGACGCTGTAAATGCAAATGACATAATTAACAAGGCTTACTCAGCTGGAATTAGCGTTGACAGATTAAATTATGAGAATAAAAAGAAATCTTTTCAAACGGACTTTGATCAAAAGTCAATGTCTCCTGCTGATCAGTTTGCTGCTAGGACATTCAATGAGGTTAGATTTATGTCTGACTTTATTTTGGAAAATGTTGATGAAGGTAATATATCTATAGATCCAAAGACTGGAGAATTTTCATACACAAAAAATGCTTCTCCTTTAGAGATTGAATATATTGAAAAGAAGCTTGCTGAAAATCTACAGCGATACAATCAAATAATGTCAGAGAGATTTGCTGAATCAAAGGAAATGATTTCCAATGATAAAAGTTCTGCCTCTGATATTAAGAATGAAATTGAAAGTTTGCAGTATCAGTTAGGTGCAGCAAAAAGAAAAAATGATGCCAACCTTGCTTCTGCATTATCTGCTGAAATCAATAGTAAAAAGCAAGAACTTGATACAATTGAAAAAAGGATATACGATAACGAGAACTTAACAAATACTCTTTTTCTTACCAATCCTAAAAAGATATTAAACAATGTTGCAGGTCTAGAAACTGAAACGGCTAGATTAGCTTTTGATGCTTTACCTAAAGGATTGAATTCAAAACAAAAGTTTGATTTATATTATCAAAACTTACAGAAGAAGAATCAGGAGTTAGCCACTAGGAATAAGATTGATTACGCATCTATGGATCGCATAATCATGAGAACAAAGGATTTATTAGATTGGAAAGATTTATACTCATTATCTAAAGCAGAGCAAGAGTACTTAAAAAATAAAGCTACTCTGAATGCTTTAAAGCCACTTTACTATAACAATGATACAGGATTTACAGCTCAAGGAACTGGATTCTGGGATTCATTAATAAATGGATATGCTAAGGCATTGACTCCTACTATGTCTGCTGCCGATGGCTATCAATCAGAGAATGAAAAAGCTCAGATCATAAGCCAAACAATGAAAGATCAGGGGTTTAATCCTGATAGCTTTGTTACTCCTGATGCTCTTGATAAGATTCAAGAAAAAACAAATGTTGACTTCTGGAGTCCACAATCCTTTGCAGAAATGACTGGTACATCATTGGCTTATATGTCAATGGTTATGTTGGCTTCTGAGGCTCCCGGAACAATGCTTAAAGGATTGGTAAATGCAGAGAAGTTAATTACAGGAGCAAATACAATTACCAAAGCCGAGAAGTATGCAAAAGGATTAAATGATGCGTACAATGCAGCTATGAGCACAACTAAGCTTGGTAGATTCCTTAAGCCAATAGCTCAAGAAGCTGTTAACTTTGAAATTGCCGGAGATATTTTTAATGATCCAGATAATCAATTAAATCTAATCTCAGGTGCTACAGGTGGTGTTTTTGGAGAAGCATTTTCTGTTGCTGCTAATAAGATGGGGGCAACAAAAGTATTCAACTATGTTTACAATATATTTGGAAGCAATGCTAATGTAGCTCTTAACACCTTAGCTAAAGCAGGTAAAATGGCTTCTCGTGGATTTGGTGAGGTTCCTAGTGAGTTAGGCGAAGAGTTAGCAGGAATATACGTTAACTCGGATAACTTCCAAGAGATGATTGCTGCTGCTCAAGAATCATTTGGAACTATAGATAAGATACAGCAATTTGTAATATCTTCTATTATATTAGGTACTGCATTCGGTGTAGCTCAAGGCAATACTGCTAAAGAAGCTATGGATGCTATGCCTGAAGAAAAAAGAAATCAGGTTAACGCAGTCTTGAACCAATTAAGACAAGACATTAATAAAGGAAAAGGTGCTGCTTCTGATTATGCTCAATCAATGTTAAATAAAGAGGAAGCTCAAAATAAAATCAATAAAGATGATCAAGAAGACCAGCAAAGGGTATCAAGTGAAGTCGGAGAAGGGGAAAAACCTGTCGAAGAACAACCTGTCTCTAAACCAAGCGAAGAAACGCCTAGCCCTAGTGGAATGGTTCAAGGAGAACAAGGGAAAGTTACAGAAGAAGTAACTCCTACAGAAACTAAAGTAACTGAAGAGGTAGTCGAAAAACCTCAAATGACAGATCAGGAAATATCTAGTAAGATATCCGAAGCTGTAGAAAGTAACCAAGGGCTTGCTGATAAATTAAAGTCAACACTTGGATCTAAAATAGGTGATGGAACCAAACTAAAAGGACCTAAGACTCAAAAGATTTCCAAGGGCATGAAGAATGCAGGCTTTGACGTTGAAGAGGTTGTGTCTATGTACAATCAAGCAAAGCAGGATGGATCTAATCCTCAATTAGTTGCTGAGGTCGAGAAGATAATAATGCCTAACACAGAAACTACTGCTGATGTAGAAAGGGCAATGGAAATTCAATCATTGAATATGTTTGATGAGATTTCAACCATATCATCGATTAGAAACTTGTCAAAGAAAAATGATGCAATTAAAGAATTTGAGCAAAGAACAGGCCAGTCTTTTAAGAGAGTTTCAAAAATAGAGCGTAACTTTGATAATATAACTAGAGCTCTGAAGAAGAGCAACTTAATAAATATAGATTGTTAATATGAAAAAACTACTTACAGATCAGGAAGTTGAAATGATCAATGCACTTGGTCATGAAGAGCTAAAGGCTAGTCACACTTATTTGCACTTATCTAACAGCATGAAGACAATTGGATTCTTTGGTGCTGAGAAATTCTTTTTAGAAGAGTCTAACAGTGAGCGCGAGCATTTTGGTAAGCTTGAAGCTTTTATGAACGATATGAATGAGCAGATTGAAGTTGGTGCTTTAGACGCTGTTTCTGTAGATGTCGAAGATTTAATGGAGGCATTTGAGTTAGCAATTGAAATGGAAATGGATTTACTTGGTAAATACGAAGATGCATACAAAAAGGCTAGTCCTAAGATGCAAGCTTTGATTCACCATTTTTTAGAAATACAAACTGAAAGCGTTGGCGAGTACGGTGATTTAATTGCACGCTTAAGCAGAACCAATGAACCTATTTTCATCGATCAAGAACTAGCAAAATAACATGGCTAAAAAACCCTGTAAATACCAATTACCAGGTCAAGACACTTGGATGTCAGAGGCTGAATTTAAGAAAGCACTTAATGATGGACTTTTAGATAAATTCTTCATTGAGTCTGGAATATCTATTCCTGCTTTAAGAGGATTCAAACCAGAATCTGCTAGAGCTGAATCATACAATCTTAAAGGAAGTAAGTTTGGCAATATGGGTCAAAGCCCTGAATTAAAGTCAAGTGGATTCAATCCTAACGACAATCTATTCTCTAAACCTGAATTAGCTCAAAATACAAGCTTTGGATGGAGAACAATGGGAACTGATGAATTTAACTTATTAGCATCTGGAGAAAAGAAATATGAAGGTGGCGCACCAAAAGGTGGTAATTGGATTTCAGGCATTCCTGAGTCTTCTTCTAAATTCGGTGGAGAAGGCAAGGTTATGGTTGAATTTGGAGGCATTGATATCAAAGGTGGAGAAAATATGTCTGCCGGATCTAGTGCTGATAGAAACAACGTAACAAAGGTTTGGAAATACAATTCTGATACAAAACAATTTGAAGAAGCACCTGAGTTATTAGACTCTATTAAGAATGGTTCTAAATTAGAAGCAGAAAGTGTTTCCTCTACGGAAAAAGAAATGTCTTCAGTTCAAAATAAACTTGATGATATTTATGACAATAAGATGCCTGACCTGGAAGAAAGGCTTAAGAAGACAAAAGATGAATATGGTATGTTCGCTAATGGACATAGCTTAGAGTCTATAGATAAACAAAGAGAACTTCTTAAATCAGAAGGTATTGAATTAAACGATTATCTTTCTGATGAACAAAAATCCATTATTGATGAGATGGAATCTCTTCAAAATGAAGCTGATAAATTAGAAGATAGAATATCAGATTTAGATGAATTAGACGATGCAGATAAATCTAAAAAACCAAAATCATACGAAGCATTAGCTGAAAAGATTAGAAATGGTAAAATTGACACTAAGGGTATGGCAATGTCATCCCTTCCTGGTTTTACAGAAGCTTGGAATGCCTCAGTAGAGGCTGCCGCTAAAGCTGTTGAAGCCGCAGGTGCTACAGTTGATGCTGTACAAAAAGGTATTGCTGCTGCACAGGCCGAATTCAAAAAGACTGATTTCTACAAATCTCTTAAAGATAGAGCTGAGAAGAAGCGATATATGGATGATTTAACTCGTGGCATTGAGATGTCCTTGAATGAAGAAAAACTTACCGGAAAACAAAAGAAAGCAGGTAAGGAATTCAAAGGTAAGGTTGATGAAGCTACTGGCGTAACTCGCGAGGATAAAATTGTCCAAATTAAAGAGATGGATTTACTCAAGAGAGATATACGCTCAAGAGTAAAAGCATCTAAAGACGCTGAAAAAGCATTACAAGCGATTAAAGAAGAAATCAAAAAATTCATCAAGGATACGCTTCCTAAGGAGCAGTATTCTAGAACAGAAGTGAACTATTTAATTAATGCCGTTAATAGAGCTAAAAATGAAGCTACATTAGATAGGGCAATAGATAAAGTTTCTGAATTAGTTCAAAGAAAAAATGAGCAAATCAGAAAGAAAAAAGTAAAAGAAGTCATTGGCAAAATTAAAAACAGCAAGACTTTATATTCTAAAGTTGACGGCAAGAAAAAAGGTAAGGTTACAGTAGAAGCTCAGAAAGAATTCTATGACTTCGTAGGCACTTTATCTGACATAGAGTCAATGTCAATGGAAGAACTTAATGAGGTTAGCGACATTATAGATGGCATCGTAGAAACAGGTAAGGCTGATCTTAAGAATTTGAAGAAAATTCAAGATGATATCAAAATGAGAAATGCTGCCGATATGCTAGAAGAATTAGCTGGAAAGCCTGATGCTATATTAAGCGATAACGAAGCTGTTTCAACTTTCTTTGAGGGTCAGGGTGGGTACGTGATTATTGATGGTAAGATGTACAATAAGAGTTCTTACAACTCTAGTCCATACAATAAGAATGTAGATCCTGAACCTATACCTGGTCCTGCAAAAGGATACACCAAGGTAAACATGAGTGAGAAAAAAAGAATCATCTCAGAGAAGAAAGGTAGAGCTGCAAGATTAAAAGAATCCATAAAAAGATCAGGAATACTTGATAACATATATGGATACTTCCAAGTAATTGGCAAAGGAGCACCTAAGACAGCTAAATTCATTAAAGAGAATATATCTCAACCTATTAAAGATTACTTTGTTGATGTTGAGAATTCATTCAAGGAAAAAGCAGATAGATATTTTGAAGGTCTAAATGAAATCTTTGGAAGTAAAGATGCTGCTCAAAAAAGATTAACAGCTGATGCTGATATTAATCCACTAAGAGAAAGTAGAAAGCAAGGAGTTCCTGTGTCTAATTCAGTTCTTGTCTCATTGTACAATATGTCAAGACTAGAGAATGGAATGAGTAGACTTGAGAAATCAGGTGTAGATGCTCAGGATCTAGTTGATTACATTGAATCAAATCAAGATTTAAAAGACTATGCTAACTTCTTAGTTGAGCAATACGAAAGCTTCAAATCTGATTACGAGCCTACTTTTATAGCAGTAAATAATATGCCATTCCCAGAAGGCTACTACTACCCTGCTTATGCTGATGCTAATTTTGATGATGACACATTTAGTGAAGGCGATATATTTGATGCTGACAATAACTTCTTGGCGTTAAATGCAATGACAAATAACTTGAAGCAAAAGACTGGTTATCAAGGTGCGTTTAACACTTCAATGGGTGCTGAGGAAATATTCTTTGACTATATCAAAAATATGGAAAGAGCCAAGTATTTGATTCCTGTAGCTAAGGCTGCAAATCAATTATTTGCTCAACAAAACAGACCATACATTCTTGACAAAATGACAGCTCAAGATTTGTCTGATCTTCAAACTCAATTAGGAATTATTCTTACAGGTAAAAGACCTATTAAGAAAAGAGGCGAAGCAGTTATGGATGATTTTATGAATTATAACTCATTAACAACTCTTGGATTCAAATTAAAGTCCTTACCTACTCAGTTAGTTTCATTTACCAACTTCTGGGGTCAAGGAATTGAAGACGGAATTAGCCCTAAGCAAATTATAACCGCATTCCCTAAAACTAAAGCGGAGTGGGAATTCTATAAGGACGTTTTCTTTAGTGAGTACTTAAAAGAACGTAGAACAGGTAAGAACCTTGACCTAGAATTAAAGCGATTATTTGATGAATCTAAAAAAGGAAATTCTGCTAAATGGTGGTCTAAAGTTTCTAGAGTAGCTATGGCTGTAGCTGGTAACGCTGACTTCTTAGCTAACGTGTCTCCACTTGGTGGAGGTGGATCATATGCCATTGCAAGATATAGAGATGCATTGGCTCAAGGAATGGGCGAAGCTGAAGCTAAAGACTATGCATTTAAGAAATTCGTTGAGGGCGTAGAAGAAACACAGCAAACATCTAGAGAAGATTACGTTTCTAGCTTCCAAAGAGCTACTATCGGTAGGATGCTTAGTTCTTACAAATCATCACAAATTGGTGGTGCTAGAAAAATAGTTAAAGGTTTCAGAACATTGACTAATGAATCTTCAACAGATAAACAGAAAGTTCAAGCTTACTACGATATAGTTTATTACTCTGTTCTTAGTAGCATTCTATTCAACTTAATCTCTAATGCGGGTTATGCCGTATTTAAGAAAGATGATGACGAACAAGAGTTTGATGAAGAAACAAGAGTAGGATACGACTTGTTTGTTGACCAAGTACAGTCTACGCTACAAGGATTTGGAGTACCTGGGTTTATCGTAGATGGAATCATAAATGCCGCTAGGGGAGATGAATGGAAAAACAATGTTCCATTAACTCAATTCTTCAATACAATAATGAGTACAGGCGGTGCAGTTATTGAGGCTTTATCTAAAGATGATTGGAACAAAGACATCGATACTAAAGAAAGAGAAAGATTCCTTGAGGAAATTGGAGATGAGAAGAACCTCACATATAGTCAAGAGGAATACCTTAAATTAATGGAGCTATATGAAAATGCATCAATATGGAGAAAGATGACTCCTAAGCAAAGAAAAGATGCTCTTAAAGTTTTAGGCGTTAAGAACTTGGTTAAGCAAGCTGAAGATTTCGCAGAATACTATAAAGGTAACAAGTCGTTTATTGATGCATTTATGGGTTACGAGAAGGATTACTTTGAGTATGCTAAAGCAAGAAATAAAAAAGACTACATATTTAAAAATATATTTGGAGAGGATTATATTCCAAAAGAAACACCAGGAAATAAAAAACCTACATACGAGCCAGAGATGAAGGAAGACCTTAAAAGTACTGAAACAGAAGAGAACTGGTAACCTAAAAAGTTGACAATTAAATAAAACTTAAATTTGTAACAATAACTAAAAATGGCAACACCTATTAACAACCCATTTAAAGCCTCATTACTAGTAAACTCATGTAGTTCACTTGAGGTATCATGTGACTGCAAGAAGATCACTTTTAAAGATACTTCTAACTACTCGACTAATGATCTTCCGGGACATGAGTCTACTGACTTTACTAGCCGTACTATTACTATTACTCGTGGTGATGGTAGTACTTACATTATGGCTACATCGGATATTGCTAATAGGGATTTCACCATTCCACCTCACAATATTTCAAACAATACTTTTTCATATTCATTTACGAATACTGATGAGGATGGACTATGGAAAGTAGAATTATGTACTTATCCTAATTGGCGAGATGATGTATTCTATCAAGCGTTTCTTAAGCCTATCGTACTCCGCAATGGCGTATTGTACCAAGCTATTGGCTCTTCTACTGATGTTGATCCTGCTCTTGATACGAACCACACTTATTGGTCTGTTTATACTGATACTAGTGATTGCAGTGATACCCGTTACTGTACTTCACAGACTATTGTAATTACCTGCATTTCTATTGAGAACTGTTATCGTCAAGCTGTAGCTGATGCGTTCTGTGGAATGGAATCTGCTCCTTGTAAAGATATGTGTGACAACAAATCTTTTATGAAGGCTATGAAGATGCGAGTGGTAATGGATGGACTTGAATTCGCTGCTTGTGCTTTTGATTGGACTAACGCTCAGAAGCATATGGATATACTTAAATCACTTTGTTGCTGTAACTAATGGCTTGTAACTGTAATCAAACACCAAACTGCGTAGAGGTATCAACTTGCCTCTGTGGAGTCGTAATGGATATTTACGACAGCGGAGTTCTTGTTCAATCTGTTGTATTCAATACTTACTTTAATGGGGTGAGTACATTTTTCGAGGCAACTGATGATACTGTATTCAATCCACCTGTAACATCACCTATTACTATTTTATATAATGATGGAGTAGATGAGTGGGAGATGTCATATGGAAGCGGAGAAGGAACAGTTGTGTTTGGAACTTTTGCTTCAACATCTATTTGCCCGATATCTAGTTGTGACTGGGTATTGGATTCTGAAATTGTAAGCTCAACATTTAGCATTGTAGTTTCTAGCGTTCCTTGTGGCTGTTGTGATGAAGAGTTGAATGTGTCTCTATCTATCGGGGATTTATCATTTGAAGCTACTGCGTCTATTACTAAGGATGAGTATGGAAACACACTTACTCTAAATGGTAGACCTTACTATTCTTTTACGATATATATAGGCGATATACCTACTACATATTATTTGTTTTTTAACGGTAATGCATGGTATGTATCTGAAACACTTAATGATACAGGTACTTTCATGACTAGATTGGATTCTGAGAATGATTGCCCATTTGGACCATATGTTATTAGTGAAGGATTCACTAGATTCTCGGTAAAAGGAGCTGAGTGCTTTGACTGTTGTAATTATTATACGCCAAGATTTAGTAACTTTATCAAGAAAAAGAAGTACCAACTTGTTGATGGTATTTCTGCTATTCGTAGCAAAGAGTTGTTTGGATTTAAGTGTGGACCTGAATGGACTGATTTAATGAAACAACATTTAATAATGGATGTATTGCATTGTTTACCATATGGAGTGATCTGTGAAGAGACAGAACAATGCTTAATGAATAATTTGAACGAAAACTGTAATTGTTAAGATATGAGCTGTACAAACTGCGGAAGTAAAAGTTGTTCTTGCTCGGATAATTGTCCGAATAAGACTTCTGACATCACTGTATTTGATGGTCAACTAAATGTATTAGAAGTTCCGTGTGGTGCTTCTCTAAACGATATTCTAACTTTGCTTGAATCTTACACCACTAATATGGTGAATGAATTGAGCGGTATGACTAGCGTAACTATTGGTGAAACTTGTTTATCATTAGCTCCTGGTACATACTCTGTTCAGCAAGTATTTGATGCTGTAATCACTGCGTTATGTGAGACATCAGTAGGTCAGGTTTACGTTGATATCACTCAAACTACATCTAACACGTTATTAGCTACCCCATCAGGCGGTGTTGCTCCATACACTTACTTCTGGAAGATTCAAGACTCTAGAGTTGAGGTAACTACTACAGGGCCAACAATGAACGCTAGTGTATTACTAAATGCAGTTGCTGACTCAGGTGATGCTCTAGTTAAATGTACTGTTACAGATGCTACAGGAAGAAAAGCAAGTGATTGCTTCTACATAAGAATTACTTTTTAATATATAAGAAATGATACAAGTTACTAACACAAACTCGCAGCTTAAGATTACTAGCTCTACTCTTATTGAGTACTATAAATATGAGACATTCAAGGGGATTTCTTGGGCACTTGATTCTAAAGGATACTATGTTGTAATCAACTTCATTGCTAACGATAAGAATAACTCTCTTCGTTTGTATATGTCTGACATTGACAATCAAGTATCGTGGACAGATACTGTTACAGGTGTTTCTCAAGCTGTAAATGATATTTCTGGATGGATTGCATCTACAGGAACAGTTAATCCTGTGGGAGAGCAAAGAAGTCCTAATTTTAATAGACTATCTGGAACATCATCAGTAGTAGGTCCTTCCGTTAATAGGATATCATTTTCAAGTGTTGGTACAGCTAATGCTTTAGTTAATGGCGTTGTATTAAAACCAGGAGAAACTATTAATTTTGATGCTGGTGACCCAACTAACTATTTTCCAGTAAATAACTTCTCTTACGACACAACCATTCCTGGTGCTGAATTAATTGTAGTTTGGATCGATTAATATGAAAAGATCTATCAATCTTTTGCCTAATCTAGGATCTAATCCTAGTATAGAACTAAATAAACCAAGGTTTAAAGTTTATTCATTTGGTGGAAGAGTTGTTGCTGATGGTGGTACATTTGAGGCTGATAATTGTATGTATAATACGATTAATAATATTTTATTAGATACTGCCTCTTTAATTGTAACACCAAACGGATATAAGGAAGGTAAATTATATTCCGTTATTCCATCTGACGGAAGTGGCGACTTGTCAGTAACACGAGCAACCACCGCAACACGAGTAAACTCTGCTGGCTTGGTGGAGTTAGTGCCTTACAACCTATTGCAGTACTCACAGCAATTTGACACTTCGCCTTGGATAGCAATTGGTACCACAATAATACCAAATACGCAAATTGCACCTGACGGAACAACAACGGGAGATACCTACAATACAAGCCAAAGCATTTTATTGCTTCAAACAGTTTCTGCTTCATCAAATACTACTTACACTATTTCAATGTGGGTAAAATTAGGAACTGCAACGAACCTTTGTTTGATCGCAAATAATACTGCTGCGTGGAACACAATAGGAGGTGAAAGTTTTGATTCTGCTGACGGTTTAAATACTTCTACTTGGACAAGAATATCTTGGACTTTTACAACGCCTATCTCACTTCCTGCTGGCGCTATCAATATTCATTTGGGAGGAAATGCTGAAACAGGTTTAACGCAATCAACAGGTAGCGTTTATATTTGGGGTGCTCAACTTGTCGAGGGCTCAACCGCTAAAGACTACCAAAAAACGGAAACAAGACTTAACATACCAAGACTTGACTACTCAAACGGAACTTGTCCAAGTATATTAGTAGAACCGCAGAGGACAAACTTAACTACATACAGCACCGATATAACTAATGCAGCGTGGACAAAGTCTTATTTAAGTATTACCGCTAATGCAATTACTTCACCTGACGGAACTACCACTGCAGATAAATTAATACCGAGTGCAACACCTTCAGTTTTAAAATATACATACAATGTCGCTACTTGTTCAAGTGGAGTTGCTCACACTTTTTCAACTTATGCAAAAGCTGGAGAATATGACAAGATTAGACTTGAACACGGAAACAATGGTCAAGGAGTTTGGTTTGATTTAACAAACGGAACTTTATACTCTAACCCTTTTAGCTTTGATACTTTTATTGAAGATGCTGGCAATGGTTGGTGGAGATGTGGATTCACTTTAACAAGTATAACAACTAATATTTCTGCAGTAATTGCTTTTAGCGATTCGGCTAATTTTACAATAGGAGACGGAGTTAAAGGTGGTTATTTATGGGGAGTACAAATTGAAGCTGGAAGCTACGCTACTTCGTACATACCTACAACCTCAGCAAGTGTAACACGAAACGCAGATGTTATTTCAAAGAC